GCAAGTATCTCAATCTACTCACCAAGCACAAGATAGCCGCAAAGAAGGCTCATTTTGATTATCTACGAATGAAAAAGATTCGACTAGATTACTATGCCGGTAGAATGAGTGAAGACGAATTGAAAGAATATGGGTGGGAACCTTTTCAATTTGTACTCAAGACTGATTTGAATTCTTACCTTGAGGCCGACAATAACCTAATCAAACTCTTAGAGAAAAAAGTATACCACGAAGAAGTGGTGTCGGTCATAGAATCTATTATGAATGAATTAAAACAAAGAACTTGGCAATTAAGAGACTTCATATCTTGGGAGAAATTTATTGGAGGACAATAAAGAACATTTATTTGCAACAAAAGTAAATGAGGTATACTTAAAAATACAATGTGAAAAACATGTGGCCAAAGAGTTATCGGACTACTTCACATTTATGGTACCTGGTCATCAATTCACTCCTGCTTTTCGTAATAGAATTTGGGATGGCAAAATAAGACTTTTTGACCTTCGTAGTAATCATTTGTATATTGGACTTCTTAGTTACCTTAAAGAGTTTTGTGAGTCAAGAGATGTAGCCTATTCGTTTGAAGGTGATGGTATTGAAACAGAAGATGAGTTTTCTGAATATCACGCTAAGAAATTTATTGACTATCTTAACCTCCACTCAAACGGTAAGAAGATAGAGGTAAGAGAACATCAACTAAAGGCCTTCGTACACTCCATGCAAAGGCGTAGGGCACTTTTATTGTCACCTACAGCATCAGGCAAGTCACTTATCATATACTTATTATTCAGGCAAATATTAGAATATCAAGGTCTTAAAGGTCTAATTATTGTACCAACCACATCTTTAGTTGAACAGTTATATACAGACTTTGAAGATTATGCTAAAACAAACGATGAATCACAATTTACTGTTGCTGATACTGTACATAAAATATATCAAGGCAAAGAAAAAGAATCAAGAAAACCTTTAATCATTTCTACATGGCAATCGTTATATAAGATGCCTAAAGAATACTTTGAGCAATTTCAATATGTCATTGGCGATGAGGCACATTTATTCAAAGCACAATCTTTAACTTCAATACTTACCTCATGTGTTAATGCCAAATATCGTATTGGCCTTACAGGTACATTAGATGGTACAAAGACACATAAGTTGGTATTAGAGGGTCTATTTGGTACCGTAAAACAAGTAACCACAACTAGAGAGTTGATGGACAATAAACAGGTATCAGATTTTGAAATCAAATGTCTTGTACTTAAGCATGATGAGACTATTGCCAAAGAGATGAAAAACAAAACATATCAAGATGAAATTCAATATCTAATTGCTAATGAGGCACGCAATAAATTCATTAAGAATCTTGCAGTTAGCTTAGGTAAGAATACATTAATATTGTATCAAATGGTTGAAAAACACGGACAAATACTGTATAATATGATACAGAACACCGAGAAAATTGGCAATAGAAAAGTGTTCTTTATTCACGGAGATGTAGATACTGCCGATAGAGAAGAAGTTAGAAAAATTATGGAGATAGAAAATGATGCAATTGTTGTGGCCTCTTTTGGGACTTTTAGTACTGGTATTAATATTAAAAATTTGCATAATATCATATTTGCAAGTCCTAGTAAAAGCAGAGTCAGAAATTTACAATCAATCGGAAGAGGATTACGCCAAAGCGATGGAAAAGACAAGGCAATATTATATGACATTGCGGACGACCTCAGAGTCGGCAAACACATGAACTTTACATTGAGACATTTTGTTGAACGGGTAAAGATATATAATGAAGAGCAGTTTTCTTTTAAATTATACAATATAGGACTTAAAAATGGATAATATAAAAGTAATTCGTTTCACGAATGGAGAAGATGTTATATGTGAAATGAACGAAAGAGAAAAAGGATTCTATGTGTTAACAAATCCAATGGTATTCATTATACATAAAAGTACTTCTATATTAATGAAAAACTGGTTACCTGCCGATCTATTAGAAAATAATGAAGCCTTGATTCATGCTAAAGAAATACTTACAGTATTAAAACCAAGTGAACAGTTTAAAACATTTTACATGAAACATATTATGAGTATAGATGAAACGGAGAATGAATCAATGACAGAAGATGAAATGCATGATGTAATGGAGCAATTCAGTAATACTGGAGATGTCTTAATACATTAACTTAAACAACCGACACCGCGGAGTATAACAACTTGTCAAGCGTTTGTCAACACATATTTATGGTAAACATGATGACTAAACAACAAAAACACTATATTAACAACCCTGATTTCCTCAAAGCACTAACTGATTATAAAATTAAATCTATTGAGGCAAAGAATAACAAAGGGCCTGAGCCAATTATACCTAATTATATTGGTGAATGTTTTATGAAGATTGCTGAAGGACTCTCACACAAACCTAACTTCATTAACTATACCTACCGTGATGAAATGATCTCTGATGGTATTGAGAACTGTTTGATGTACTTCAAGAACTTTGATCCTGAGAAGTCAAAGAATCCATTTGCTTACTTCACACAGATAGTGTTTTATGCCTTTATTCGCAGAATTCTTAAAGAGAAAAAACAAACATACATCAAGTATAAGGCCACGGAACAGATGGGTATTCTTGATGAAATGGAACTATTAGAGATGGAAGATGGTAACAATAAACAGTTTGAGATGTATGATAATATCTCTGTGTTTATTGAGAACTATGAAAACTCTAAAAAGGCAAAGAAGGTGGTAAAGAAGTTAAAAGGGCTTGAAAAGTTTATCGAACCGTGATATAATGTGTTTTTGAAAATGGAGTCTTATGAAAGTATCTATAATAACCGATCAACATTTTGGGGCTAGGAATGATTCAATTCATTTTTTAGATTACTATGAAAAATTTTATAAGAATACTTTTTTCCCTATTATTGATAGTAATAATATAACCACTCTTCTCATTCTTGGTGATACGTTTGACAGACGTAAATATGTTAATTTTTATACATTAAAACGTTCACAAGAGATGTTCTTTGACGAATTAGCCAAAAGAAATATAGTCATTTATATGTTGGCCGGTAACCATGATACGTATTACAAGAATACCAATGATGTTAATTCTGTAGATTTGTTATTAGGTAAATATGAGAATATTACAGTAATTGATTCGCCACAGACTATTCATTTAGATTATGGTAATACCTCTGCTGATATTTGTATGATGCCTTGGATATGTCCTGATAATTATGAAAGAAGTTTGAAAGAAATGGAGATGACTTCAGCTACAATCTGCATGGGTCATTTTGAAATTCAAGGTTTTGCAATGCACCGTGGCATGACCTCGCAAGAAGGGTTAAATCGTGAATTGTTCAGAAAGTTTGATCTTACTTTTAGTGGCCACTATCATCATAGGTCTACTGACAATAGTATTCATTATTTGGGTAACCCGTATGAACTCACTTGGTCCGACTATAATGATTCTAGAGGATTTCATCTGTTTGATCTTGATACTAGAGAACTTACTTTTTGTCCAAACCCTAATGTTATGTTTCACAAAATATCTTATGACGATAAGACAGATTCAATTACCGATATCAGCGGTAAAGACCTATCAAAATATACAAATACCCATGTTAAAGTTGTGGTAATCAATAAGACTAATCCTTTTTTATTTGATCGATTTATGGAGAATCTTTATAAAGTTAACCCAATTGATATTACCGTGGCCGAAGACTTTACAGACTTGACAGAAGGTGTAGAAGATGATATGATAGACCAGGCTGAAGATACTTTGACTATTTTAAACAAGTATGTTGCGGCTATAAATGAAGAAGGTATTGATAATAACAAATTAAAAACTCTTTTACGAGAACTTTATGTAGAAGCCTTGAATTTGGAGAAAGTATAGTGTTTACACGATTAAGTAATATGCCTAGAGAAAGAACTCAATTGAGTTATCCCTATTGTTATTGGAATGATGCTTTTACTTCTGAAGAATTAGATAAGATGTGTACCTATTTTTCTACTTTTGATTTGGAAAAAGCCAAAGTATTTGGCCAAGGTGAACAGATTGTACCAAAAATTCGTTCTTCTGATATTAAATTTCATATTTTTAATCCACAAAACAATGATACTAATTGGATTTTTATGAAATTAAATAATATTATTGACAATTTAAATGATCAATATTTTAATTATAATTTAAATGGTTATGACAAAATTCAATATGGAGAATATAAAAGTGAAGATAGTGGTAAATACAATTTTCATATAGACATGGGCATAACAATACCACAAAATTTAGATGATTCTTGTTTTAGAAAATTATCTCTAACTTTACTCTTAAATGAACCTGGTGTTGATTTTGAAGGTGGAGATTTTGAATTTATGTTTAGTGATAATGTAGAAAAAGTGCCAGAAGATAAATTAAAAAAAGGAACCGTAATTCTTTTTCCTTCTTTTCTTTTACATCGAGTTAAATCAGTAACAAAAGGTACTCGTAAATCATTAGTTGTTTGGGTAACTGGTCCTAAATTTATATAATATGATAAAATTTGAGAAAGTTAGGTGGAAAAATATTCTTTCTACCGGTAATACCTTTACTGAGATATTGCTTAATAAATCTCCAAATACATTAATCATCGGGAATAATGGTGCTGGTAAGTCTACTATTCTTGATGCTCTTTGTTTTGGTTTATTTGGTAAACCTTTTCGTAAGATCAATAAACCTAATCTACTAAACTCTATTAATCAACAAAATGGTGTTGTAGAAATTGAGTTGGCTATTGGTAAAAAATCATATAAGATTATTCGTGGTATTAAACCTAATCTATTTGAAATTTATTGTAATGGTGACTTGTTAAATCAAGATGCAGCCTCTCGTGATTACCAAGAAGTATTAGAGAAGTCCATTCTTAAGTTAAATTACAAATCATTTACACAGGTTGTTATTCTTGGTTCTGCTTCGTTTGTTCCTTTTATGCAGTTATCTCCTGGTGATCGTAGA